GGTATCAAAGCCTGCCAAAATGCAGGCGAAAAAAACCCCGCCGAAGCGGGGCTGAAATTAGTTAAATAAACTATCGACCAGTTGGGTAGGTGTGATGCAGGAATTGTATTCAGTCCAATATGATTGGTCCCAAGTCTCACAACCTAGTAAGAAGTTAATGCCGACGAATCCAAACATCAACCCGATAAATATAATGCCGACTGTTGCCAGTAACGCATCCCTCAATTTGTTAGCACGCATTTTCAATCCTCCGAAAAGATGGGGCGGCTTGCGCCGCCCCGTTAGGTTAAACAAGTTTCAGACCAGACTTGGCAAACTCAATCATCTTAACGATGTCAAACTTGACGTCCTCCGCATTCTGGCAGACCTTGATGATGTCGTTCAGATTGTCGCGGATTCGCTGTTCCGCTGTTCTGGTCCGTTGCGCCCCGCTGTCAGTCGCGCCGACATTCTCGCGCTTTTCCATCGCACGCTTGAAGTCATTACGACGTGCACCAATCTGCTGTTGCCAGTATCGCTTGGTGGTCTTTTGCGGATCGGTTAGCGACTTGGTGTTCTTTTCCAGTAAGGTTTGAACATTGGCCGCGAACCCTAGCACGATGGCGCTGTTGATACTGTTGAACAGTTCAGGCGATGCGGTCGATCCGCTGTCAGCCTTTTTAGGACTGATGAAGTCGGTTGACTGTATGCCATCAGCGGCCAATGTATCCAGCGCGCTGGTCATCGCCTTATCGGCTTTGACTGTTGCGCCTACTGCTTGACTGATACGTGCTATTGCGTTTTCACTTAAAGTCATGTCGGTTCTCCTATGTGTTGACATGTTAAAGGGTGTCATCAACCCCTCGCTGATGACAATTACACTATGCCAAACATACCATAACAAATCAATAGATAAACTGACAGGCTGGCACAAATAGTTAAACCTCGATAGGCTGTTAGTGACGCACTAACAAAATCAGGCATATTCAACCCCTACCCTACCCCCACCAACCACTTTAGCTTCGGGACTCCCCCAGTTCCTATGTATTACTAATTTACACGAACGATTGCCTATTTTTTGAGTTCGGGACCCCCACCCCCCTCTACACAGGAACACCCCCCGGTAGGAGTCCCAACATACTTGCATAAAAATAAATTATTGTGTATAAATCATAACTAACGGTTAACAGCCTGCGGAAACATAGATGACTTTGATGCTAAACCCTGAGATAGGCGTCCCTTTTTCGGATAAAATTCCGTATATTGACCTGCGTGCACGTGCAGAAGCGGCGTGTAATACTGCTATGCTACTATCCGAGCATGGATTAGACGTGGAACCTAACAAAGAAGACCAAGATACGGCGGCAAAATTGGCCTTGGCATACGCAGAAGACCCCGAAAAGACCTCTAAGAAAGTAAATAACCAGCGAGCAGCTAAGCTAACTCCCGCCTCACTCATTTTAACGGGTAATATCCTCAAAGAATTTGGGCATTCGGTGGTAGAGAGTTCAGTGCAGATACGACATCTGGTCACGAACAAACTAATTGACGAAACTGAGAACCCCGACCCCCGTGTACGCATCCGTGCACTAGAGCTTCTCGGCAAAATTTCTGATGTGGGGCTGTTTTCTGAGAAAACTGAGGTCACAATTACGCATCAAACTACAGATGACCTTAAAGAGCGCCTACGTGGTAAGTTAATGCGGCTTGTGAACCCTGAAGATGCAGAAGACGCCACTATTATTGAGAGCGATGTTATTGATGTGGACTCTGTATTAGGGGATGATCCAGAAAACGATGACATCGTAGAGGAACCCAATGGGTAAGCCCGTATTAGATTTCAGTGAACACGAAATTGAACAGATGCTTGCTAATCTGGACTCGTTTTCGCCTGATGAAGTAGCTGAAATTGACCGTATGGCTGACGAGTTGACCACGCGGAAATCAAATAAAGCTGCGTACGACGACTTAATTGATTTCTGTAAGCTGATGATGCCCGACTTTATTGTGGGTAAACACCACAGAATCCTTGCCGATATGTTGATGGCTATTGAGCGGGGCGAAAAAGACCGTGTATGTGTTAACATCCCACCACGTCATGGTAAGTCACAGCTTGTTTCTATTTTTTATCCAGCGTGGTTTTTAGGGCGTAACCCGAACAAAAAAGTCATGATGGTTTCCCACACTACCGATTTGGCTGTGGACTTCGGACGTAAGGTTCGTAACTTGATTGCCACAAACATGTACAAATCGGTATTCCCTACCGTAAGTCTAGCGCAGGATAGTAAGTCAGCAGGTAGATGGAACACACATGTTGGAGGCGAATATTACGCGTGTGGTATTGGGTCAGCTCTAGCGGGTCGTGGTGCAGATTTGTTGTTGGTAGACGACCCACACTCCGAGCAGGATGTCATTAACGGCAACTTCCAAGTGTTCGAGAAAGCCTACGAGTGGTTTACATTCGGTGCGCGTACTCGTCTGATGCCGGGGGGTCGTGTAGCGATTATCCAGACACGTTGGCATATGGACGACCTGACTGGACGACTGGTTCGGGACATGTCCCAGAACGATAAGTCTGACCAGTACGAAGTTGTGGAGTTCCCTGCTATACTGGATGTCCTAAACCCTAAAACTAATAAGCACGTGCAAAAGCCGTTGTGGCCTGAGTTTTTTGATTTAGAGGCGTTGCTGCGTACCAAAGCGTCAATGCCTACATTCCAGTGGAACTCGCAGTACCAGCAGCAGCCGACCGCTGAAGAGGCGGCGCTGATTAAGCGTGAGTGGTGGCAGATATGGGATAAAGAGTCCCCGCCCAGTTGTGAATACATTATTATGTCATTGGACTCCGCAGCAGAAACACACAACCGTGCGGACTTTACGGCGCTTACAACTTGGGGCGTTTTCTTCCACGAGGAAACGAATGCGTACAATATTATATTGTTAAACAGTATAAAGAAGCGTATGGAGTTTCCTGAGTTGAAAGAATTAGCTATGCAGGAATATTCCGAGTGGGAGCCTGATTCGTTCATTGTGGAGAAGAAAAGCTCTGGTGTGGCCTTGTACCAAGAAATGCGGCGCATGGGTATATCTGTATCGGAGTTTACCCCGCACCGTGGATCAGGTGACAAATTAGCACGTCTAAACTCTGTTGCTGATATTGTGTCATCAGGTATTTGTTGGGTACCTGCTACTAGATGGGCAGAAGAAGTGGTAGAAGAGATTGCCGGATTCCCTTTTATGAGTCATGATGACTTAGTGGACTCAACGGTGATGGCGCTTATGAGATTTAGACAAGGCGGGTTTATTCGCCTACCCACTGATGAGCCAGAAGAGCAACAATACTTCCGCCAACGTCGCGGTGGATTTTACTGAGAGGCTAGATTATGGCGATAGAAAAAGGGTTATATTCAGCCCCTATGGGTTTGGATGAAGAAGCGGAACTAGACGATAGCGCCGTTGCAGAGGGTGAAGCTCTGGAGATCGAGATTATTGATCCCGAGGCTGTGATCCTTGATGACGGTTCAGTTGAGATTACGTTAATCCCTGACGCCGATGATTCTGACATGCTAGGTTTTGATGGCAATTTAGCAGAGGGCCTCGATGACGGGGAGCTGCGCGAGCTGTCTGGAGATTTGCTTGGGTTGGTCGAGGCGGACATCGAGAGCCGTAAAGAGTGGGCCGACACATTCGTAAAGGGTTTAGACACCCTAGGCATGAGAACCGAAGAGCGCACTGAACCATGGGAAGGTGCCTGTGGTGTGTATTCCACAGTCTTGGCCGAAGCTGCTATACGTTTCCAAGCGGAGACTATGAGTGAGACATTCCCCGCAGCAGGGCCTGTAAAGGTCAAAATTATTGGGGAAGAAACCAAAGATAAGGTTGCAGCAGCAGAACGTGTAAAAGCGGACATGAACTATGAGCTGACAGAGCGCATGGTTGAGTACCGTCCAGAGCACGAACGGATGTTGTATAGCCTTGGATTAGCAGGTTCAGCGTTTAAAAAGGTTTACTACGATCCCAATTTAGGACGTCAAGTAGCCATCTATATCCCCGCAGAAGACGTGATTGTACCTTATGGTGCGTCCCATATTGAGTCCGCAGAGCGCGTTACTCACATTATGCGGAAGACAAAGAATGAACTAAAAAAGCTACAGGCCGTTGGGTTCTACAGAGAAGTAGACCTCGGGGAGCCAGAACCGTTCCACACCGATATTGAAGAGAAGAAGGCCGAAGAAGGCGGCTTCTCTATCACAGACGACAGCCGTTTTGCAGTATACGAGATTCATGCCGATCTGATTATTGATGGTATTGACGAAGAAGACGACGACGAAATTGCTAAGCCCTACGTGGTTACTATTGAACGCGGTACGGGTGAGATTCTAGCAATTCGCCGTAACTGGGACCCAGAAGATGAGTTGATGCTGAAGCGTCAGCACTTTGTACATTATGTATATGTGCCGGGATTTGGGTTCTACGGGCTTGGCCTGATCCATATCATTGGTGGATATGCGAAGGCTGGGACGTCCTTGATACGTCAGCTAGTTGATGCTGGCACACTGTCGAACCTCCCCGGCGGATTGAAGTCCCGTGGACTGCGTATCAAGGGCGATGATACACCGATTGAACCCGGTGAGTGGAAAGATGTGGACGTGCCGTCAGGCAGTATCCGCGACAACATCATGCCGCTGCCTTACAAGGAACCTAGCCAAACACTGCTCGCGCTACTTAACCAGATTACGACTGAAGGTCGTAGATTGGGTGCGATTAGCGACATGAACATTTCGGACATGTCTGCTAATGCTCCGGTGGGCACTACACTGGCCTTGTTAGAGAGAACTCTCAAGCCAATGGCAGCAGTGCAGGCCCGTGTTCATTATGCCATGAAGCAAGAGTTTAAACTACTCAAGGCAATCATGTCAGAGCACGCGCCGGAAGAATATGGTTACCAGCCCCTACGAGGCGAGATAAGCGCACGTCAGGCTGATTACATGATGGTGGACGTAATCCCTGTCAGTGACCCGAATAGCTCTACAATGGCACAGCGAGTGGTTCAGTACCAAGCTGTGTTGCAGATGGCGCAACAGGCACCGCAGATTTATGACCTGCCACAGCTACACCGTCAGATGATTGAGGTACTAGGTGTAAAGAACGCTGATAAACTTGTTCCAACCCAAGACGATCTCAATCCTACTGATCCAGTCAGCGAGAATATGGATGCGCTAAACGGAAAGCCAATACGCGCATTTATTCACCAAGACCACGATGCACACATGGCTGTACACCAATCGTTTATGCAGGACCCTATGATCGCACAAGCAATTGGGCAAAACCCACAGGGCCAGCAGATTATGGCCGCGTTACAGGCACACATTGCCGAGCACCTTGGGTTCAGCTACCGCAAACAGATCGAAGAAAAGCTAGGTGCATCACTACCACCTCCGGGCGAAGATTTGCCAGAAGGTATCGAAACCGAGCTATCACGTCTAATGGCAGATGCTGGCAAGCAACTTACGCAAGCACATCAGCAGCAGGCGGCGCAGCAGCAAGCACAGCAACAAGCACAAGACCCAGCAGTGCAGATGCAACAAGCAGAACTACAGATCAAGCAGCAAGAAGTGCAGCGTAAGGCTCAAAAAGATCAAGCAGATATGCAGATTAGACAGGCGGACCTACAGCGTAAGTCTCAGAAAGACCAAGCAGACGCCACGCTAGATGCTGCACGCTTGAAGATAGACCAAGAAGAACTCCAGATTGAGGCTGAAAAAGAAGGTGTCAAACTGGCTGCGGATCGACGCCGAGACAGCAACAAGCTGGACCTAGAGATAGCTAAGTTAATGTCGGGTAAAAATAATAGGAGCTAATTGTGGCAAAAACCGTCTTTGACGTGCTTACACAGAAAATCGACGAGGACATCTCGTCTGCAACGCAATTTCTTGCTGGGGGGTCTGCTAAAGACTTCGCAGGATACAAGGAAATTGTTGGCTTAATTCGGGGTCTCGAAGCCAGCAAACAATACGTAGAAGACCTCTCGCGTAACTATATGGATGAAGATAATGACTAATACTCAGACTAGGACTATTGCAGTCCCTGATGCACTAAGAAAAAAGATGGACGCCGAAGCTACGGCAAAACCAAAGAACAAAGAGCGGGAACTTACTAACGAGGAGTGGGAATCTCAACTTCCTAAACCTACGGGGTACCGTTTGTTAGTCGCTTTACCTGATGTGGAACAATACTACCAAGGTAGCACCCTCCTAAAAACAACTGACCAGATGCACAAAGAGTACATCATGTCGATCATGGGCATCGTAATAGACATGGGCGATGGGGCTTATACAGATAAAGAACGTTTCGCTGAAGGGCCTTGGTGTAAACAAGGTGACTACGTGATGTTCCGTATGAATACGGGCACGCGCTTCAAAGTAAACGGTAAAGAATTTAGATTGATGAACGACGATTCAGTGGAAGCGGTAATCCCTGATCCTAGTGGTATCATGGCTATATAGGAGATAACCCATGCCCTTTCAAAAAGTTGAATACGAATTTCCCGACGAAGAACAGAAAATCAAAGATATTGAAGTGGAGGCTTCTAGTGCAATTGAAGTTGATATTGGAGGCAAGAAAGCTAAGGCAGAAGCTAAACGAAACAAGGATGAACTTGAAAGTGAAGTGGATTCTGATGACGACGAATATGAGATTGAAGTCGTTGACGATACGCCGAAAGCTGATCGCAACCGTAAACCGTCTGATCCACCGGAAGACATAACAGACGATGAGCTTGAAGAGTATTCTGAAAAAGTACGCAAGCGTATCCAGCATTTTAGTAAAGGCTATCACGACGAGCGCCGTGCTAAAGAATCAGCATTGCGGGAGCGTGAAGAACTTGAGCGCATTACTCAGCAACTTGTGGA